GTTAAGGCAGGCGTCACACTAAAAGGGTTCAGTTTTTACTGGACCCTTTTTTTATGGCTATAAGTAATAGTATGAGATTCCAATTAAAAACACTTGTTGACATTACACCTACACATGCACGTAGGACAGAAGATAGTTACATGTATAAGCAACATCAAAACTATATGACTATGCTTAATACATTGGGCTTAAGAAGCAATCCTGTATCTGTTGTAGTAACATCTACAGAAGAAGATACCAAAGTGTTTGGAAAAGAGTTTACTGGTAAACATACTGTGTGGACTGTAGAATTTGAAATAGAGCGTGAGGGCGGCGTTGACTTAGAACTGTTAACAGCAGACTATAACTTAGTACCTTTTATTAATAATTTAAGCGAGACAGCTACATTTAAAAAACCGATATTTCAGACAGCAAATTCACGTTATAATAATATCGTTTTTCTAAAAGTATGATAAATAAAAGTGTATAGGCAAACAAGGCAATTTATTTAATCTTATTTTAAGGCAAACTACAGGTTTACTTAACAACACTCTTGAGCAGAGATAACGGAGAAGAAATAATGGCAACTGCCTTAGAAAAGAAGAATTTAGAAGCACACGTTGATTTATGTCAAGCAAGATATGAACAACTTGAAGGGCGTCTTACAAAGATCGAAGAAAAAGTAGATCACCTGCACAGAGATATCACAGAAGGTCAAAAGTCAATGACTAAAGTGCTTATCGGAACAGCTGGCACAATCGTAGCTGGCTTATTATCAACAATAATCGTAATACTATTAAACGTTAATTAATCAACTAAATAACTGTATGTTATTGAGAGAGATTACCTTACCGCATGACGAACTAGCTGAAGCCAAAATGGCTTGGGCTAAACGCGGCAACAAAGTTGTTCGTAAGTTTAGATGCACTGGAGGCATACGTCATGGACGTATTGTGTCTAACATTGCACAATGCTTTGCAAGACCTGACATAAAGAAACGTTTGAAGCTTAAAGTTACAAAAGCAAGACTAGGTTCTAAGATGTCACGTAAAGCACGTAAGACTAAACGTACTAATTCAGCAAGTCGTAGAGTAGCACAGCTCAACAGAGCAGGTAAGGCGAAGAGAATCTAATGTACTTGAGAGAGTTGACAACAGTAATAGACGAAGGTGCAACATCCATTTATGGACGTTCAGGTAACCAGAGTACTCGTAAATATAGATGTAGTAGTGGTCCACGTAAAGGACGCATTGTTGCAAAGATGGCAACGTGTACAGCACCAAAGAATATTAAGAAAGCAACAACACTTAAGAAAGTAAAGAGAGCAGGCGCAAAACGCCAAGCTGTTAAAACAGCAAGAACCAAAAGAGCAAATCCTGCTTCACGCAGATTGCCAAAAGTAAATATTAGCATGCGGACCAACCGTAAGAAGTCTAAGGCAAAAAGGATATAAAATGAGAATTAATGAAATAACAGAAATGCAAGGCACAAAGCCTGCAATCATCAAAAACCTTAAGCCTGGCACTTCCGCAGAGATTGATCATGGTGATGGCACCAAAACAATGATTGACCTAAAGAAGAATCCTAGTGCATTACAAAAAGATCCAAAGACCAAAAAGGTCACAATGACAAAGAAACAGCAACCTGGTCAAAAACCCAATCCGGCTACCCAAGCCAAAAGAGGTGACAAGGTAGTTGTTGCACCACAATGAAACTAAACGAGTTAATTCAGAGCTTTAGTATAGCTCTGTCAAACGAGGAAGCAGAGGTATTAGATAAAGTAAACCCTGTGCAACCTCTACAAGGCTTTTCTCCTAGAGAGCAAGTCATAATTGAGAACTTGATAAGGAAAAGTCTTGTAAGTAAAGTACTTCGAGACAACATAGTAATGGTGGTGCAGAATGAGTTCAAATTTAGCTAGTCAACTAGAAAATTTAATTAACAACAAGTTAAAAGAGTACCCGCTCCCGGTGGTGAAAGGCAACTCAATACGTATTAGAAACTACGTTGTTAGATTTAGTAAGAAGGCAGGTGTTTGGTTAGTATATGATGTAGCAGAAAATATACAAGCAGGTAAGTTCTTTGCTAAAACTAGTGCCATAGCGTTTGCAAAAGTAAACGCAAACGATGAAACAGGAAGTTTAGTTAGAACTGTAGAAAAGTTAGATGATATATTAAGTAAACATTACCAGGATTGTGTTTTTTACAATCACGGAATGAAACGAACAACGGACGGATCTAAGTACGATGTTTTAGAAACTAGATTCGATATAAGCTACTCATTAGCACAGGACGCCAAAGATCAGTTGGACGAACTAATACTGTGTTAAATGATAAATAAATATACAAAGAACAACATTTAGGAAAGTTGAACAATGAATATAAGAGAAATTTCAAAACCAATTACAGCAAAAGGCTTGAACGAAAGCCTTGCTAAGAAGTTTGGCCAGCGTCTAAACTTAGAAGAGTTTACACTAGGGCAACTTCAAGATGCACAGAATAAACTAAGAACATCACTTAGTCAAGTTGAAACTAAAGAAAGTTTTAATTCAACTCAAAATCCAGCATACCAAAAGTCAAAACTTTTCCTAGATGTTTTAAATGCTGAGATTAGCGAAAGAGCTGACATTGACGAACCAATGATCGAATCAACACTTACTGAAGGCGAAGAAGATAAAGCTGAACTAGTAATGGCTGCTAAAGACATGGTAGACCGTGTTACGGGTTGGATGGAAGACACAGCAGAAATGCAAACTGAGTCAATGCTAGAACTTGCAGATGCTATTAGAGATGAAATGGGTAGCGAAGCTGCTGAGTCATTTACTAATACAATTAAGCCTGCACTAGAGCAACTATATGCTGAAATGGAAGGCACACGAGCTGCACTTACTAGTGGTGTTGGTATGCTAACAGGCGAAGGCGATATGCAAGAGCCAATGGGCGATGATGGCATGGACGACTTAGGCGGTGACATGGAACCAACTGATGAGTTAGAGCCAGGTGTTGATGAGCCAGTAGATGGTATGGACGACATGGGCGATGACTTTGGTGCTGATGACGCAGCTGCAGGCGGCGAAGAAGAAGCTGGCAGAGAAAAGCGTGAAAGTGTACAGCGTTCAAAAAAAAAGCTAAAATAGCCGAAGCATTAGACGAGTCTGGTACACTAGTACAAATAATCAAAACAATTAAGCCTGGCACCACTATTACGTGGAACAAACTTAATGGCTATATGAAAAAAGCTGGTGTACCACAGTTTGATTACAATTCATTTAAAGCAACCTACGATAACAATCCACAACTCCAAAAGTTAGTTAAGTTTGATCCACAAGGTGTAACTATCAATGATAGCTCTATGGATCAAGTAGGTAGCACTACTCCAAGCAATGCTGACACTGTCGGTGATATGGCTAAGAACGCTACAGACGTAGGCGCAGGACTTTAAATTAACGGTTGACAAAGCTCTTATTTGGTGTTATTATATACACTAATAGGAGCTTTTTTATGACTGATAAAAACACGTATGATTCAATAGTTGAAAATATTAAACAAGTATTAGAAACTTATGTTCAGCCAGCAGTAGCAGGACACGGCGGCGTAGTAAATTACCTTGATTACAATGACGGAGTTGTAACACTCGAAATGAGCGGTGCTTGTTCTGGTTGTGCTATGTCTTCAATGACTTTAAAAGAGGGCATTGAAAGAACTCTTACTGGTATGATCCCCGAAGTAACAACTGTTGTTGGAGTAGACGATCCAAACTCAGGAGTCGATCCATACATGTCAGATCCATTTGGCATGCAGCGTATTCATTTAGAAGACTATGACACAGACTTACAATTACCAAAGGAGCCTAAAGATTGAGCTTAATTATAGAGAAGTACAAATACGAACGACTTAAACGTGTTGAAGTAAACGGTAAACGTAAGTACGCCGCACCAGGTGGTGTACCTGTAGCAAGTGTAACAACTATACTTGACGCTACAAAAGATAAGTCACACTTAATCGCATGGCGCAAACGTGTTGGCGAAGCAAAAGCAAAAGAGATTGTAACCGAAGCAGCTGGCGTGGGCACACGTATGCACAAATACCTAGAAGATTATATAGAGTTTGCTGAATGGCCAACTTGTGGAAGTAATCCATATGCACAAAAAGCACACGCAATGGCATGTGTAATACGCGATGAAGCAATGGGTGATGTAGATGAGATATGGGGAAGCGAAGTTCCTTTATATGTTCCAGGTATCTATGCAGGAACAACTGACCTTGTAGGACAATACAAAGGACAGCCTTGCATAATGGACTTTAAGCAAACTAACAAACCTAAGAAGCCTGAGTGGGTATATGACTACTACCTACAAATGACGGCTTATGCACTAGCACACAACGAAGTACATGGCACTGATATACGTGAAGGACATATCTTTATGTGTTCACGTGATTTAGAATATCAACAGTTTGATATATGGCCAGACGAGTTTGATGCATGGGCTCAAGAGTGGTGGAAGCGTTGCGAAATGTATTATGAGAAGCAAGCATAAATACATTATAGAAGTTAACTTAGGAGAGCATAGTGGCCGTAGTACAAATCAGTCGTATTCAAGTCCGTAGAGGACAAGCAAATCAAGGATCTGGCATCCCGCAACTTGCTGGCGGAGAATTAGGCTGGGCTGTTGACGAACAAGAACTTTACATAGGTAACGGTAGTGTCGCAGAAGGCGCACCACAAGTAGGTAATTCAAAGATAATTACTGAGCATGATGACTTGTTCGAACTAGTAGGCACATATTCTTATAAAAAGGGTAGTATTGATACTGGTATAGGTGTTGCTGTAGAGCGCACACTTAATGCTAGACTCGATGATATTGTTAGTGTAAGATCATTTGGCATTACAGGTGACGGCTCAGATATTACAACAAAGTTACAGAAAGCATTATACGAATTATACTTAAAGCCCACAACACGTAACAACCCGCAGAGCAGAGTAATACTACATGTTGAAGCAGGGATATACAGAATAAGTTCAACAATTAGAATACCTCCATATGCAACTATCGTTGGCGCAGGCAAAGAGAAAACTGTCTTTATAAAGACAGGCGACATCACAATGTTTGATACTATATCAAGCGATACAACATATGATGGCGTGAATGCTACTATATATGCAGATCCTACAATGTCATATGCAAACAGTGCAAGATATGTTTCATTTAAAGATTGTACACTTCAAACAGAATCAGATGACGGAAAATTACTACAGTTGAATAGCTGTCGTGATAGCCGCTTTGAAAATGTAAAATTTGAAGGAAGTAAATTAACAAATTCAACAACTAATCCAGCTGTTGAAATAAGAAGTAAAAGTAATGCTGTAAGATCAGAATTCAATAGATTTATTGATTGTGAGTTTGTTTCTATAGGTAAAGCGATAGTAAGCGATCACAACATATCACGTAATGAAATTGACTCATGTAAGTTCTTTAACATTACTAAGGCAATTGAAATAGGTGTTACACCTACAATCGGACAAACGAACGCAACCGACAACAACATTAGAGAGTGTTACTTTGAGACGATAGAGCAACAAGCAATTCACATTGCAAATGGCACACGTAACTCTAGCATCAATAATAGATTTGGTCCTAGTGTTGGTAACAATGGCGGCAGTGAAGCAACTGTTGCTCACAGTATAATAAAATTTGGAGAATCAGGCAATATTTCAGTTGACAATGAGTTTGATAGAACGTATAATTTAAGTATTAATCAGGCATATATAGTTACTAAACCATATATTCCAGAGGTTGAAGGACCTGCGTTTTATGAACACGAATACACTGAACAAGTTGACCTTGCCCAAATTGGCACACCGCAACTTTTATTTAGATTGCCCGCAGATACTACTAAGTCATTTGATATTGACTACTGGTATAAAACTGATGTTGGCGCTCGAGTGTTTTCAAGAGCAGGAACTTTGACTGTATTTGTTAACAGAGAGAGCAATAGCGTTAGTATTATGGATGATTACGATATAAGTGGACTGGATTCATTAGGTGCAAGTTTGCAATTTAGTGCAACATTAAACCAATTGGAAACAGCATGGAGTGCCCAGGTAAAATATACCAATCAACTCGACTCAGGAAAATTAACTTTTAAAATACGTTCACGAAGTTAGACGTATGTTTCAAGAGAAATATGAGAAGAGGCTGCAATCGTGGCACGATTTTCGAGCAACACTCGAAACACACCCTGATCCACTACAGCACACAATTGACGCTTATCGGCATGTACCCGGAGTAAGTATTCATACTGATCCGTGGGACCAAAAGCTATGGCCTCAACCGTGGTTGCTAATATTAGAGAATCAGTATTGTACCTTCTGTACCGTACTAGGAATGTGTTATTCGCTACAGTTAACAGAACGCTTTAAACAGGATTTGGTAGAGATACATATCTGTATAGATAGAGAAAATAACGAAACTTTCTATTTGTTAATGATTGAAAATAGAGTAATTGGGTATGATGATAAGCGTCACATAGCAATGTCAGATCTACCAAAAAAAATAATTTCGCAACGTGTCTACACCATGCCGCGTCTGCAATAAATAGTTAACTTAATAGGAACAGGAGAGAACAAACATGTCAAACGGCATTCAAATTATAAAAAGAGACGGCAACAAAGAACACATCAACATTGATAAAATACATAAGGTAGTAGAATTTGCTTGTGAAGGCCTTGCTGGTGTAAGTAGTAGTCAAATCGAAATGAATGCAAACTTGCAATTTTACGAGGGCATGCCAACAAGTGCAATACAAGAGATACTTGTACGAAGTGCAAATGATCTTATCAGCTTAGATGCTCCTAACTATCAATATGCAGCTGCTAGACTATTAAGTTATGGTGTTAATAAAGATGTATTCGGCGAGTACACAGCAATTACACTACAGAAAAACATTGAACAAAACATTGAGCGTAACGTATATGACCCTGCAATACTTGAGTCATACACTAGCGAAGAAATTGAAGTACTTGATAGTTACATACGTCACAAGCGTGATGAGAACTTTACCTATGCAGGACTGCGTCAAGTAGTAGACAAGTATCTCGTACAGGATCGTTCTAATGGACAAATATTTGAGACGCCGCAGTTCATGTACATGATGATTGCAGCAACCCTGTTTGCTAACTATCCAGCAGAAACACGTATGCATTACGTAAGGAGATACTATGATGCGACCTCACTTTTTAAAATCAATATACCCACGCCAGTCATGGCAGGAGTCAGGACGCCTGTACGCCAGTTTGCAAGTTGCGTACTTGTTGACAGTGATGACACTCTTGACAGTATTTTTGCTAGTGATATGGCTATCGGCAGGTATACTGCTCAAAGGGCAGGCATTGGCATTAACGCTGGACGCATACGTGGCGTCAATGCGAAAATACGTGGCGGAGAAGTGGCACACACTGGTATCATTCCTTTCTTAAAGAAGTTTGAAAGCACAGTACGTTGTTGTACACAAAACGGAGTACGTGGCGGTAGTGCAACTACACACTTTCCTTTTTGGCATCAAGAGATTGAAGACATTCTTGTACTAAAGAACAACAAAGGTACTGAAGACAATCGTGTGCGTAAATTAGATTATAGTATACAACTTAACTTAACAATGTATCAAAGATTGTTATCTGGTGGCGATATAACTTTGTTCTCGCCACATGATGTACCTGGATTATATGAAGCATACTTTGGTGACGCTGACAAGTTTAAAGAACTATACGAAAAGTATGAACGTGCTACAAGTATTAAGAAGCATACTATATCAGCAATGGATTTGTTTTCGGCATTAATTAAAGAACGTGCAGAAACAGGACGTATCTATATTATGAACGTAGACCATTGTAATACACACAGCTCGTTTAAAGATAAAGTTTATATGAGCAACTTGTGTCAAGAAATTACACTACCAACTAAGCCACTTAATCACATTGATGATCCAGAAGGCGAAATTGCATTATGTATTCTTAGTGCTATTAATGTAGGTACACTAAGGAACTTAGACGACTTAGGCGAACTATGTGAGTTAGCTGTAAGAGCATTAGAAGAAATTATTGATTACCAAAAGTACCCAATTAAAGCCGCTGAGATTAGTACAAAGGCCCGCCGCAGTTTGGGCGTAGGTTACATTGGAGTAGCACACTTCCTTGCAAAGAATCATGTTAAGTATGACGATCCTAAAGCGTGGAAACTAGTACACGACTTGAGCGAAGCATTCCAGTACTACTTACTTAAAGCAAGTAACAAATTAGCGCAGGAACGAGGCCCTTGTGAGTACTTCCATCGTACTAAATACGCTGACGGCATCCTTCCTATTGACACTTATAAGAAAGATGTAGATACAGTAGTGGAGAATAAATTAAATTATGATTGGGATAGCCTACGCAATGACATTAAGGAGCACGGTCTACGGCACAGCACATTGTCCGCACAAATGCCTTCAGAGAGCAGCTCCGTTGTGTCGAACGCAACAAACGGAATCGAACCACCTAGAGGATACTTGTCCGTTAAGAAGTCAAAGAAAGGGCCTCTTAAGCAGATTGTTCCGCAGTATCAAACGCTAAAGAATCACTACACACTGTTGTGGGACATGCCAAGCAACGAAGGCTACATTAATGTAGTAGCGGTTATGCAGAAGTTCTTTGATCAAGCAATTAGTGGTAACTGGAGTTACAACCCAACGCACTTTGAAAACAACGAAGTGCCAATGAGTAAGATGATAAACGACTTGCTAACAACTTACAAACTAGGTTGGAAAACAAGTTACTATCAGAACACATACGATTACAAAACAGATCCAAGCGAATTAGAAGACGAACCAACAATAGAAGCATTACCAGCAAGCACATTCGAAGACGATGAAGAAGAATGCGAAGCATGTGCAATTTAATGCTTGACAACAAACATAAATGATAGTAGTATAGATACATAGGAAGAGGAAAGTTTAACATGGCAAAAACAGTATTCAACACTGATAAGGTTGATTTTACAAAACAAAATATGTTCTTCGGAGCAGATATGAACACGCAGAGATATGATACATTTAAGTTTCCTGTGTTTGATAAATTAAACCAAACGATGCTTGGATATTTTTGGCGTCCAGAAGAAGTAAGTTTACAAAAAGACAGAGCAGACTATGCTAACTTCCGCCCTGAGCAGAAGCATATCTTTACAGCAAACTTAAAGTACCAAACACTACTTGACAGTGTTCAAGGACGAGGTCCATGCCTAGCATTTTTGCCGCATGTGTCATTGCCTGAGCTAGAAGGCTGTATTGTTACTTGGGACTTCTTTGAAACTATTCACTCACGTTCGTACACACATATCATGAAGAATGTGTATCCTGATCCAAGTGAAGTGTTTGACACTATCTTAGATGACAAAGAGATCTTAAAACGTGCAGAAGCCGTTACAAAGAACTATGATGCATTTACTAACGCCGCAGATGCTTTTAATCACAGAGGCGAAGGCAACATGCGAGATGTCAAAAAGAAACTATACTTGGCAATGATGAACGTAAATATCCTAGAAGGACTTCGCTTTTATGTTTCCTTTGCATGTACGTTTGGCTTTGGCGAACTAAAACTAATGGAAGGATCTGCAAAGATTATTTCATTAATTGCACGTGACGAAGCACAACATCTAGCACTTAGCACACACGTTCTTAAGAACTGGGCTAACGGTAAAGACGATCCAGACTTTGTTAAAATTGCTAAAGAGTGCAAGGAAGAAGTATATGAAATGTGGCGTACCTGTGTAGAAGAAGAAAAAGCATGGGCGGAGTACTTGTTTAAAGATGGTTCAATGATTGGACTTAATGCAACACTTCTTAATCAGTATGTAGAATATATTGCTAACAGACGATTAAAAGCATTAGGACTAGATGCAATCTTTGACCAACCTGTAAACACTAACCCACTACCGTGGACTACACATTGGTTGAGTAGTTCAGGCTTGCAGGTAGCCCCACAAGAAACAGAAGTTGAGTCTTATGTTATCGGCGGTATTAAACAAGACGTAAGTGAGGAATCACTTAAAGGATTTAGTCTATGACAAATGTAGTAGTATGGAGTAAGACACAATGTCCTTATTGCGATAAGGCAAAAGCAAAGTTAGATGCATTGCATGTGAATTACGAAGTAAAATTGATTGGAACTGATGTAGAGTTAGAAGACTTACTCGAAGCTGTTCCGGGAGCAAGGAGTGTACCCCAGATACAAATTAACGGTGAAAATATAGGCGGGTATACAGATTTATTAACTTACATTGAAAACACCGGGTTCAATGGTACAGGACACACATTATAATGTTGATTCAAAAAACACACGGCATCGGCGATGTAGTTTCAATGAAACTATCAACTGGTGAAGAAATTATTGGCAGATTGGAAGAAGAAACCGATACAGGTTTTAAAGTCAAGAAGCCAATGGCAATAGTAATGGGCCAGCAAGGCCTTGCACTAGCACCATTCATGTTTAGTACAAGCAATGATCAGTCAATGTCATTTAAAAGTACTAATGTGATGACAGTAGGTATAACGCTTGAAGAAATTTCAAAGCAATATGTCCAACAAACTACAGGTATTGTAACTTAATGCCTGGAATTAGTCGCAACAATGATACAGCTGACGGCGATTTAATTCCAAGTCAGACCACTGTTTTTGCAAACGGTGAACTAGTCATTGTTGACGGCGACGATGTAGAAGGTCACGGAACTGGCGCCCATGCTAGT